TTAGCTTCGCGTGAGCCGGCGGGCAGTGAGGACGAGTAGGCGCCGATCCTCGGTCGAGCAGGCGCGGTAGAGGCGGACGAGGGCAAGCTCGTCCCCCTGGAGGGAGCCGGCTTCTCCGGAGACCAGATAGCCGAGGGATGTGTTCAGGACCTTGGCGATCCGTTCCATATTGTCACGGACCTGGCCCGCGCGGTCAGTTTCCCACTGCGCGATTGCTGAGCGGGAAACATTGAGTTTCGCGGCAAATTCGTCCTGCGTGAGGTTGGCGGCGAGGCGTAGCGCACGAATGCGGGCGCCGACGGATTCTGGGGGCGGTGATTTTTTTGTTGACATAGTTGTACCCTAACATAACCCGCCGCGAAACGCCACGTTAGTATTTCTTGACATATATAGTTAGAAATACTAACAGTATGGCGAACGTGAAGGAGGGGGCCATGCCACAGGCGAGACAATGGACGGATACCGCCGATGAGGTGATACGCAGGATGCGGGCGGCGGGTGAAACCTGGGCGGTGATTGGGCGCAGCCTTGGGTTGTCCCGCAATACCGTGATTGAGCGGGGGCGGCGGCTATGTGCCCATGCGCCGAAGCGGGTGGCGGTGGCGCCACAGGCCAAGGATGTGTCCGATGATCCGAACCGGCCGGCGCTGCCGGCGGGCCACAAGCTGACCTGGGGGTTGCTGACGGATGCGGAGTTTCCTGATGCAACAAAGAGGCTGCCGGAACTGCGTGCCGCATAGGTTAGAAATAATAACTTTCCAATAGAGCAAAGAATTCATGGACATGCCAAGGAGACATAATATGACCGTTTCGATCCGTGCGATGCCGCAAAGCCAGGGTCTTGGTTCCGGTATACGTGGTGGCGCGGCCGCCAGCCGGGTGGTGGGCGCATTGGCGGGGCCGGAGATTGTGGCGCGGCTGGAAGAGGCGGGGGCGACGCTGCTGGCGATGCCCGCCACCGGGTATTCAACGCGGATGCGGCAGATGCGATTTGATATTGTTCACACAGCCCTTGAGGCTTATGGCTGGGATGCGCCGCCATTGCGTGCCCCCGCACCTTCCGCTTTGGCCATTTCCCGGATGGATGAGGCGTTTGGGTGGCTGGCTTTGATTCCGGAAAGCAGGTTTGTGTTGCGGCGGATCTTGGGGGCACGCGCGTTGGTGCATCCGTTAACGGGGCGGTATCTGTTCCCATGGCGGCGGCTGGCCGGGGTGCTGGGGGCGGACCATAAATCCATCCAGCGCTGGCATGGCGAGGCGGTGAAGCTTTTGGTTGGCACGCTGGCTAAGCTTTAGGCTTTTCAAGCAATGCCGCGAGGGCGGCGTGGAGGGGTTCCGGCGGGGTTTGCGGTTTGCCGAAACGCAGGACATAGCGGCCGGGGTTTGGGTAAGCCTCGGTTGTTTGGATGACGAGGGCGCGGGGAAGCAAATGCGCTGATTTGATGTCAGCCACCGCGAAATATTGCTCGGTGCCGGCTGCTGTGCCGGGGCGCAGCGTGAGGCCGGATTGGCTGATGCTGGCGCGGGCGCGGATGGCGCCATCCGCCCGGCGGCGGCGCTGGGCGGTGATGGCGCCGAGCATTGTGATGATGCCGGCCGTGGCGAGTGTCAGGATGATGATGCCGAACAGCGGGCTGGGGGCGCCGGCTTTCAAGAAAAGCACTGGGGCGGCGAGGCTGAGGGCGACGAGCAAAATGGCGATGCCAAGCGGTGGGTTGGCGGCGGGCGGGCCGGCAATGAGATGGGTTTCAGTAGGCGGAAATTGGGGCATTGATTGATATTACGCCTTTGAAACGGATGTTGGGAAACTCACGGTCTCTTGGACTATTTAGACCGCAATTCATATATTTGAGAAAGCGCGGCAGCAGCCAGCGGCGCCAGTAATGTTGCGAAGTGTGACATTTTTACAATTTGCAGACGGCTTTGTTTTTGTTACGAAAATCAAGGTTTTTCAGAAGTTTAACCTTGATAGGATTGTTGTTTTCTTATGCGTTGCCGGGGCATCCTGCTTGTTGCGGTTTTGGCGGCCGGGCTTGGCCATGGGGCGCTTGCGGCGGACCCGGCGATTGTGGCGGCCGAGACATCAGTCCGGTTGGGGCTGACCGCGGGGTATGGGACTTATGAGGAGAATATTTCGCCGCAGGATACCGAAGCCGGGGCCTTGCTGGGGCTGACGGCCGGGGTTAGCGCGCTGACGCCATCTGGCCTCGGGGCGTATGGGCTGCCGGATCTTTATACCGGCGTGGATTATAATTTTGCCGCCGGGTTTTTGAATTACCATGGCAATTTACAGAATGCGGCAAACACGCCGTACCAGACCCATGACAATGCATATTATAACATCGCGATCGTGCGGCTTGGGGTGGGCGCGCCCGTTGCCGGCGGTGCCGAGGTGATTCCCTATATCGCCGGCGGGTACCAGAACTGGTACCGCAATACCGGGGGCGCTTACGGGTTTGGAGAGTTTTACCAGGCCGGATTAATGGGCGGTGGCTTGCGGCTGGATGTGACGCGCGGCCGGAATTTGGTGCTGAGCGCGGCGGCCGAAGGGTTTGCGGTTTTTGGCGGCTCTGTTTCCGTGCCGTCGCAAAATTTTACCGGCAATTTCGGGACAAGTGCGGAGGAACGGGTTTCCCTGGATGCGGATTATCGGCTGAGCGGCACCTGGCATGCGTTTGCCGGGTTGGGGCTGACGCATTATGGCTATACCGGTTCCAAGGCTGGCGCGCAGGGGCTGTATGAGCCGTTGAGCACGACATTTCAGGTGAATTCCATGTTCGGGGTGGCTTACGGATTCTAGAGTGTGATGAGTTCTCACTCATCACACTCTACCTTTGTTTTGGCGAGCAATTTCATGGCTCAGTTGAATCGCTTTGCGATTCAACTTCAAACCATATTGCTCTAGCCAAAAATATTTTTTCTAACGTAGTGTTTTTTATGCTTGCCCACATTCCCCAGTTTGGAATATAGGTTTTGGCATACTGGTTATCTTTAAGCGAACAGAGAGACAAACGTAAATTTCATGGCGGTAGAACCTGGTTTCATCGGGTTTGCCCGGCATGTCTTGGCGGAGCAGGACATCGCGCCGGCCCGGCACCATAGGTTACTCATCTCGAAACTCGAAAATGTTCTGCAAGGGCGCACCGACCGGTTGATGGTGCAAATGCCGCCTGGCTCCGCGAAGTCCACCTACGCTTCGGTTTTGTTTCCGGCGTATTTTTTGGCGCGGCACAAGGGCGGCCAGATTATCGCGGCGGCGCATACGGCCTCGCTCGCGGACCATTTCGGCCGGCATGTGCGGCGGGTGGTTCTGGAATATGGCGAGAGGCTGGGCGTTGAGCTAGCGAAAGACAGCAAGGCGGCAGGAAGATTTTCTTTGGCCGATGGTGGAGCGTATTTTGCCGCCGGTGTGCGCGGGCCGATCACCGGCCGCCGGGCCGATTTGATCCTCATTGACGACCCCATAAAATCCTGGGCGGAAGCGGATAGTCTGGTGCACCGGGATGCGCTCTATGATTGGTACCGGGCGGAGCTGACGGCGCGGTTGAAGCCGGGCGGCCGGATTGTGCTGATTATGACCCGCTGGCATGAGGATGATCTGGCCGGTCGGCTGCTGCGCCAAGGCGGCGGGTGGGAGGCTTTGGTTCTGCCCGCACTGGCCGAGGAAAATGACGTTCTGCGCCGGGCACCTGGTGAGGCGCTGTGGCCGGAATGGGAAGATGCGGCGGCGATTAGCCGGCGCCGCAAGGATGTTGGTGAGCGGGCATTTTCCGCCCTCTACCAGCAAAACCCAAAACCGCCGGAACATGCCGTTTTTGATACGAAGGCGGTAAGGATTGTTGTGGAAATTCCGCCGCTGAAGCGCACCATTCGCGCCTGGGACCTGGCCGCAACCTTGCCGGCACCGGGGCGGGACCCGGATTATACGGTGGGGCTGAAGCTGGGTGTGACCGAGACGAACCAGATTATCGTACTGGATATAAAACGGTTTCGTGGAACACCGGCGGATGTGGAGCGGGAAATTGCCATGGCCGCGAAGGCGGATGGCCCTGGCACAATGATCGCGTTGCCGAAGGACCCTGGGCAGGCCGGCGTGGCACAGGTGGCGTATCTCACGCGCGGCTTGCTGGGATACAGGATTGAAGCAACGCCGGAGACCGGATCCAAGGTACAGCGTGCCGCGCCTGCGGCGGCGCAGATGGGTGCCGGGAATGTTTTGTTACTGGCCGGGATTTGGAATTTTAGTTTTCTGCTGGAATTGAGTATGTTTCCGGATTCCGAAAAAGATGACCAGGTAGATGCGTTCTCACGCGCGGTGAACACTCTGGCGACGACGAATGATACGTCGATCCGGCAGATGAATGTGCCCCATTTTGGGCGGTAAAACGAAGAGGCAGCATGTTCGAAACAATTTGCGACACCATCCCGGCGGATGGCGGAATGCCGGCGCGCGTGCGGCGGCTGGATGTGCTGCGGCGCGTGTTGGATGGCACGATTTATGATGGCTTGCCCTATCAGTTTCATGAAGAGCGAAATGGAGCGGGAGAGTATGTGCCGCTGCGAATGCGCCGGCCCTCCGTACGCTACGGGCTGTGCCGCGTGGTGGTTGAGGATTCCGTCGCACTGCTGTTCAGCAATGCGCATTTTCCCGCTGTGGAATGCGCGGATGCGGAACTGGCCGGCGTGCTGGCGCGCATTGTTGATGAGACGCGGCTGAATGAGGTGATGATCGACGCGGCCATCCGCGGTGCGGTTGGCTCGGTTGCCGTGTTGATGCGGGTGTTGAAGGGGCGGGTGTTTTTCTCGGTGCTGGAGAGCCTGTTTCTCACACCGCAATGGGATGTGACAGCGCCGGATACGCTTAGCAGCGTGACCGAAAAATACAAGGTGAGTGGCGCGGATTTGCTGGCGCAGGGGTATCCGGATGTTGATCCCGGCACGATCTACTGGTTTCAACGAATCTGGGATGATGGAGCAGAAACCTGGTATTTGCCGTGGGGTGTAAATGACCCGCTGGGGATGCCGGTGGTGGATACGGCGCGCAGCGTTGCGCACGGGCTGGGGTTTGTGCCGGTTGTGTGGATACGGAATCTACCGGGCGGAGATGGCGTGGATGGCGCCTGCACATTCCGTGCCGCGATTGAAACGAATATCGAGATTGACTACCAGCTAAGCCAGGCGGGGCGGGGGCTGAAATATAGCTCCGACCCGACATTGCTGATCAAGGAACCGGCGGTCGGCGATTCGCAGATCGTGAAAGGTGCCGCCAATGCCTTAGTGGTTTCCGAGAAAGGCGATGCCAAGCTGCTGGAAATCGGCGGCACGGCGAGTGAGGCGGTGATATCCTATGTGCGCACCCTGCGGGAATTTGCGCTGGAGGCCGTGCATGGCAACCGCGCGAGTGCGGACCGTCTCACGGCCGCGCAATCCGGCCGGGCGCTGGAGCTGATGAACCAGGGGCTGATCTGGCTTGCGGATAATTTGCGCATTTCCTACGGCGATGGCGGGGTGCTCGCGCTTTTGAAAATGGTCATACGCGCCTCGAATATTTATCCGCTGCTGGTGATGGGCGAGATTGTGGCGCCGATGGATACGGCGGCACGGATTACGCTGCGCTGGCCGCGCTGGTACCCGCTTTCCGCCGATGACCGGTTGAAGGAGGCGCAGGCTGTCGCAACGCTCGCCAATGCCGGGCAGCTTTCGCGGGAAGCCGGCGTGAAGGTAACGGCGGCGGCCACGGGTGTTGAAGATGTGGCGGCCGAACTTGAGGCGATTGACCAGGAGTCTGCATGACTGAAGAGACGAATGAACCGGGTGAAGACTGGCAGGCGCGAGCCGAACATGCTGAGGCGGCGCTGGCGGATGAGCAAACGCGGGCAAATGCCCGGCTGATTCGGGCGGAGTTGAAAGCGGAGGCGATTCGCGCAGGGATGGTTGACCTGGATGGGTTGAAGCTGCTGGACCTTGCGGATGTGAGCCTGAACCAGAATGGTGAAGTTGCTGATGCATCCGCGATACTGGCCAAATTGAAACGCACGAAGCCGTGGTTGTTTGGCAATGTTGCGTCTTCCTCCGTCGCGGCGAATCCGCCAAAGCCGGAGCCGCCGCGGATGCGGCACGCGAGTGAGCTGAGCCATGAGGAATGGCTCGTGGCGCGGGCCGCGCTACTGCGCCGGCGTTAGTCGTTAGGTTTCAGAAAGTAAGTAAGGCGTGGACGGCCGCTTTCGCGGCCATGACGAGTTTTGTGATCTTTAACAGTTGAAGGGTTTGGCTGATGGGCATTCAGAATTTTCCGGCGGCGTTGCAGCCGATCATTCAACAGGGGTTTCTGGAACGTGAGTTCGAGATGTCTCTGAAATCACGTCTTGGGTATCGGCTGATCGCGGACCGGGAGGAGTTTTCCGTGGGGATCGGCGAGACGCTGACGAAGACACGGGCAGGTTTGAAGCCGAGTGTCACGGTACCGCTGGTGGCGGCGAGCAATACGAATCTCGACAATGGTTTGACCTCTACCAACTGGGGCGTTGAACAATATACGATTACATTGAATTTCTACGCGGCGACGCAGGATTTGAACATGGTGACGAGCCGTGTGGGCATCGCCTCGCAGTTCTTGCAGAACGCGGCGACGAATGGTGAGCAGGCGGCGCGCAGCCTGGATGAGCTGGCGCGCAATGCGTTATTCGCGCCATATTTCGGTGGCAATACGCGGGTGATGACGACCCTGACCTCGGCGGGGCCGAGTGTTGAGGTTGATGACATTCGCGGATTCCAAACTGTGTTTGTAAATGGCGTGCAGCAGAGTGTTTCCAGCACCTATCCGCTGACGGTAACGGTTGGGGCGAATACCTATTCGGTTGTGGGCGTGACGCCGGATGCGACGAATTTTTCAACCGCACCTGGCGGCATCTCCGGCGCGTTGCTATTTTCCGGCAATGTGACGGTGCTGGATGCGACCGCCGGCAATGCGGTGCAGGCGGCAACCGCGAGCTCCATTGTCCGGCCGGCATCCCGAAACACAACCGCCGCGCTGCAGGCGACGGATACGCTGACGATGGGCAATCTGCTGGATGCGGTGGCGCTGTTGCGGCGCAACGCGGTGCCGCTGGTGGATGGCGTTTATAATTGCTATCTCGATCCGGTTTCCGCGCGGCAACTTTTTGCTGACCCGGATTTCAAGCAATTGTTCCAGGGCGCCACATCCTCCAACCCCGTGTTCCGGCAGGGGATGGTGAGTGATTTCCTCGGCCTGCGGTTTATTACGACAACGGAAGCATATGTGCAGTCGCACCCCACGGTTCCGGGGCTTTACGTGCGGCGGCCGATTGTGTGCGGGCAGGGCGCGCTGATCGAGGGTGATTTTGCCGGCATGGCGGCGGATGATGTGGCGCCGAAGGATAGTTTGGTGAACATCATCGACAATGTGGCGATGGTGACGCGCGAGCCGATTGACCGGCTGCAGCAGATTATCGCGCAAAGCTGGTACTGGATTGGCGGGTTTTGCGCGCCATCCGACACCACCACCACCTCCACCACCGTGCCCACTGCAACCAACGCGAATTACAAGCGCGCAGTGATGCTGGAGCATATTGGTTAAGGAGCAAAAACATGGCGACAGGTTCAACGCAGCCGTTCCGGCCGGCCGGAACGATGACTTTGGCGGCGTCCACCAGCTCCGCCAACAAGGCGCTCGCCGGCGGCGGTAGTGCGGTGCTGGTTTACAATGCGGCATCCGCGACGGCGTTTTTTCGGCTGGGGGCAGCGTCCTCGCTGGCGGCGTCCGTGGCTGATACGCCGATCCCGCCGGGGCAAAGGATGCTGGTGGATGGTGGGCCGTTTGTGACCTATGCGGCGGCGATTCTCTCATCCGGCACGGGGAATGTCTATTTCACGCTTGGGTATGGGGACACGTACTGAAATGTCCGGCTCGATAACCGACGCGCAGAAGGTGGATGTACGCAGGTTCTGCGGCTACCCGGCCTATGGCGCGGGGGCCGCGGGGTTTAACTCCTGGCGGTTCTTTCAGGCGTATGGGACGCTGGAATACCGGATAAATAATCTGGCGCCAGCGGAGGTTGCGGTGACGCTGCAATATATCTCGACGCTTGCGACGCTGGAGGCGGCGATTCCGCCGGCCTCCGCCAATCTGGATACCGAGAGTGCGGCCGCGTGGACGCATAACGAAAACGAAACGAAGGACCGGATGGTGCTTTTTGATGCCTGGCGCCGGCGGTTGTGCGGGTTTTTGGGTGTGCCGCCGGGGCCGGCTTTGGCCGATGCCGGCGTGACGCTGGTGGTGTGAGCATGGATGGGGTGCGGCTGGCGGACCGGCTTGCCTATGGCGCGGGGTGCGCCGCGCGGCGGGTGGGGTTTTTGCATGACGCCTACCGGCCGGATGGGCCTGATGCGCCGGTGGAGTTGGGGAAGAGGTTTCTGCGGCTTGCGGTAGCGTTTGTGTTGCCGGGGGGCAGTGTGGGCGCGCCTAGCGGCTTTGGCGTGCCGTTCCGACAGGCTTGGGCGGATTGGAGCTATTTGCAGGTTGGGGATTATCTGGCGGGGCCGGAGGGCACGGTGTTCGTGGCGGCGATTGAGCCACCGAAGCCGATGCTGGTGGTGATGACGAATGCGGTGGTGAGCCTGTGGCGGCCGGCGGCACCCGTGCTGGCCGGGGTGAACCCGTATGGCACGGTGCTGCCAAGTACGGAGACGGCCTTGGCCACGGGGTTTCCGGCAAGCCTGCTGGTAGGTGGTACGGGTGATAGAACGCGGGCGGGGCTGCCGGATGACACGCGGGTGCCGGGGTTTGTGGCGCTGCTGCCGGCAGTGCCCTGCGTGCAGCCGCGCGTTGCGGATATTCTCACCAATGACCGGGCGGAACGGTTTGTGGTGACGGCGGTGGAACTGGTGAGCGGCGTGTGGCGGCTGACTTTGGTGCAGGCGGTGAGCTGATGGCGGACCAGGCGGATGTTGAAACGGCGATCACCGCGATTGTTGCGAATGCATTGTATCCGGAGGGGACGGATGCGGCGAGCATCACGGGCAATGTGTGCCGGGTGTACCGTGGCTATCCCACCGCACCGGCGTTGGATGCGGATTTGGCGGCCGGCGTGCTGCATGTTTCCGTGGTGGCGGATGGTGTGATTAAAAATGTCACGCGTTATCCGCGCATCTGGCAAACTGTTGCTACGGTGGCGGCGAGCTTGACGGTGGAGGCGGGCGCGCAAAGTGCCAGTTTTGCCGGCACCTGCGCGGTAGGGCAACTGGCGGGTGTGGCGGTGGGCGGGGCGTTGTTTCCGTACGCCGTGCAGGCGAATGACACGCCGGCGACGGTGGCGAGCAATTTGGCGGCGTTGCTGCGGGCGGCGGGGTGGTTTGTGGATTATGCGGGCGCCACGATTACCATTCCGGATGCGCGGCTATTTACGGCGCGGGTGGTGAACGGCGCGGGGGCGTTGCAGGAGATTAAGCGCCAGGAACAAGAGTTTAAGATTACATTGTGGTGCCCGGACCCGGCGAGCCGGGATGTGGCGGCGCCGGCGGTGGATGAGGCGCTGGCGGCCACGCAGTTTATTCCGCTGGCCGATGGGTCTTGCGCGCGGATGATATTTCTGGGCAGTGACGTGGTGGATGAGGCGGCGGATGCGACGCTGTATAAACGGGATTTGCGTTACAGTGCGGAGTATCCAACGACGTTGGCGCAGCTAACGCCGGCCATGCTTTTTGGGACGGCGAATTTTACCGCCGATGCGGCATTTGTAGAAACTTTGAACGGCTGAAGGATTTTCCATGATATTCCAGCTTGTGGTGCTGAAACCGTTTCAGGGTTTTGGCCGCGGTGACGTGATTACGGATACGGCAGTGATGAACAAAATCCTGGCCGGGCCGGAGGCTAGTTTTGTGGTGCGCGTAAGTGCTAAGGAGTCTTGAGCCATGCCGATTTTTGCAGAAGGCGCGTTGAACACGACGGCGCTGATTGTGCCGGATTTATATGTACAGATTGTGCCGCCGCAGAGCCTGCTGCTGAACGGCGTGCCGACGGATACGCTGGGTGTGGTGGGCACGGCGAGCTGGGGGCCGGTGGGTGAGCCAGTGATTATCGGGAATATGAGCGGTTATGCGGCCGCTTTTGGCCCGGTGATGGCGCGCAAATATGACATGGGCACCGCGGTGGCGGCTGCCGTGCAGCAGGGGGCCGCGAATTTTCGCTGCGTTCGGGTGACGGACGGAAGTGATAGCGCCGCTTCACTTTCCATGCTTGGCGCGATTACGTTTACAGCTTTGTATACCGGCAGTTTGGGTAACCAACTGACGCTGACGCTTTCGCCTGGCTCAGCCGCGAATTCCTGGCGGCTGGCGGTGGCGCTGCCGGGGCTGAGCCCGGAGGTGTTTGACAATATTACCGGCACGGGGGCTGTGTTCTGGAGCAATCTGGCCCATGCGGTGAACAATGGGAATGGCGCGTTACGTGGGCCTTCCCAGCTTGTTGCGGCGACGACACTTTCCGCGAGTGCCACGCCGCTGGCGGGGACGTATCCGTTCTCCGCCGGTACGCCAGGGACGGATGGCGCTGGCGCGGTGACGGCGGCGACTTTGGTGGGCAGTGATACGCTGCCGCGCGCCGGCATGTACGCGCTGCGCGGGCAAGGCTGCGCGCTGGCGATGCTGGCGGATGCGGATGATGCGACGCAATGGAGCGTGCAGGCAGCGTTTGGACTTTCCGAGGCCGTGTATATGATTCTCACCGGCCCGGCGGGGGATACGATTGCCAATGCGGTGGCGGTGAAGGCCGCGGCGGGGATTGATACCTACGCCGTGAAGCTGATGTTTGGTGATTGGGTTTACTGGTATGACCAGGCGAATGCGCTGACCAGGCTGGTTTCCCCGCAGGGGTTTGTGGCGGGGCGGTTGGCGAATTTGTCGCCGGAACAGTCTTCACTGAACAAACCGCTTTACGGGGTGATTGGAACGCAGAAATCCGGCCAGCCGGGTGGTGGGACGGCGACGGCTTATGCCGCCGCGGATCTTTCCGTGCTGCTGTCAGCGGGGATTGACGTGATTGCGAACCCGCAGCCGGGTGGAACGTATTGGGGCGTACGGGGCGGGCATAATGCATCCTCCAACGCCGCTGTTCAGGGAGATAATTATACCAGGTTGACGAATTACATCGCGCGCACGCTTTCCGCCGGGATGGGGCAGTATGTGGGGCAGTTAGTGAATGCGACGCTGTTCCAGAATGTTCGTTCAACTCTGCTGGCATTTTTGAATGGGCTGCTGGGGCAGGGGATGTTAGGCAGCACGGATGGGTCCCTGCCGTTCGCCGTGGTGTGCGACACGTCCAACAATCCCAGCACGCGGACCGGGCTTGGCTATGTGCAGGCGGATGTGCAGGTGCAGTATCAGGCGATTAACGAGAAATTCATTGTGAACGTGCAGGGCGGGCAGACGGTGCAGGTGAGCCAGCAGCTTGTGCCGAGCGCGTAAGGAAGGAGCAGAAACATGCCGTATAACACGTTTTCCGTTGGCAGTGACTGCCAGCTTGTGGTGATGGGGCCGTTCGGCCGGGTGGATTTGGCGCATGTGACGGGGTTTGAGGCAGCGCAGGTAACGCAGGCGATCCGCGTGGACCGGCTGGATGGGGTTCAGCTAGGCGCCGAGCTGCCGAAGGGATGGCAGGGTGTGTTCACGCTGGACCGCGGGTCTTCCGCAGCGGATGATTTTATCGCGGCGATTGAGAAGGCTTATCTGGCTGGGCAGTCCATTGGCACGGGGACTTTGTACCAGTATGTAAACGAGCCGGATGGATCAACTTCCACCTATCAGTTCAGCGGGGCGGTGTTCAAGCTGGTATCTGCAGGCTCGTACCGGGGGGATGCGCCGGTGGCGCAGAAATTGCAGTTTTACGCATCCAGCCGGGTGAGGGTGTGATGGAGCGGGTGATAACGGACAAGGCGGGGCGCCGGCTGACGTTGCGGAAATTTGGAGTGCTGGAGATGTTGCGGCTGTTCAAAGCTGTGGGGCCGGAATTGTCTATCAACAGGCCTTATATGGGCGCGGCAATCGTAGCATCTTCCGTTGCGATGATTGACGATGTGCCGGTGCCTATGCCGGTAAATGAGGCCGGCGTTGAAGCCGTGATGGAAAGACTGGGCGATGATGGTGTGGCGGCCGTTAGCGCGGCCATCAAGCCAGCCTCGGTTGAACAAGTGGTGGCCGCGGCGGGAAACTAAGCGGGCACCCGGCATTGAAGGATTGCTTATATCTGGTTAAGTGCGGGGTGCCATATAATGTGGCTTTTGAGATGGATGATGACGAGCGAATGGCGCATGTTGTGGCTTTTGGCGTACTGGAGGGTATGACGTTTGATTGGAAAAAGCTGAAATGGAGTGGTGGATAGCCTGAAATGGTTGATTTACAATGATATTCCAGTATACGAAAATGCAATGATTTCCCAGTAAGAGTTGGAAATGTCAAAATTTTCCGTGATACTAGAGGCCGTTACAAAACTCCGTCGTCCAGCCCTTTGGATATTCCTCGCTTCGGGCCCACTAAGCTACTTTATAGATGATTTTTTTGATTGGTTTAATGAGACATATTTTTATCTAGTTGTCCTTTTTCTGATTTTTTACTATTTGGTCTTGGTCATCTTTTTTCTGAATAAACTGTTTAAAGAGAAACGATTTCATCGCCTAATTTTTTCATTTTTGCTATTATTCACCATTGTCCTTGACTCGAACATTCCCGACTATGTCTCCGGTTTGGGATTTAGGTGGTATGTTCATCCCGAGTCGAAATATGTGAATGATCATTGCCACCCGATACACTTTAATCAAGACGGAAAAACCTATCTTTTGGGGCTTTGTGATCTGAAAATAGATGAAACCGGTCAATCTAACTTTACATTTCTCTATGATACAAGTGGCGATGCCGCCCTGGATATCGACACACAAACCCAAAGCGGCCGGAGAGACAGAAAAGAGTGGGTTTCGGCAATAAGACAGATTTTTAATGACGACCCTAATGAGACTTTCGAAATTGCGGATTTTTGGGTTTACCACATAGACGGGGATTTTTATTTTGTAAATTTTGACGATGCTGATGCCGAAGGATTTATAAGGGAGTACGGTTTGCCACCGCAAAATCCCAAGAATCCATACCCTAGTATATTTTATCCGGAGCCGGATCAAAAAAATGAGCACACCTCTCGTACCCGACGGCGATAGTGTATTTTATTCATATCCGTTCAGTCCAAAAACGTATCAACCAGATCGCTCAAAAGCGGTTGCATCAAAGTATCTGCTGATAAACGGTTCGAAAGTCGTTGATCCGGTCGTTGGGGGCTCTGACCACGTCAATCTCTATGGAAGTCTAAATCCCGATGGCTCAATAAACGAAAATAGTCGATTTCAGAATGCGAATAACTATCTAATCGTACCTGCCAACTACGACCCATCGGAAGCGTCTGCATTTGCGGCCTCTGTAAACGCAGATATAAAATCCCATTCTATCTTAGGTTTGGCTACCGGCCTACCGGCGGGGATCGCCGACATGACAAGAAATTTCTTGCCAGGTGGGGGCGAAGACTTACAGCGGGGAAGCGAGTGGGGCGTTCCTAAAGGCGAGGTGGAGCCAGCTTTCAAAGATTCAACGTCCTGGAATTTGGGATTTACGGTCGCGCAGACAATGATCCCGTATGTTTTTGCCGAAATAGGGGGCGGCGCACTCAACATTGGTGAATATGTTTTAAATATTAGGCATCATAAACTCCCGTCGCTCCAATTCGGTATGGACGGAGCGGACGTGAAAGATTTCCAGTCTGGCGTTCAAGCTGCCCATCCGGCCACTGGGGATGGCTTGGGAACGATTTACAAGAATGTGCTGGGAATCGGGCATTGGCTCCACGAATCCATTGCGCCCGTCAAAAGGCCGCCAGGTCGGTCATATGGGCCACTCCGGCCGGCGAACCACGTGAATAACAGTGAGTTGACAGCCCCCGAGTCGGCGACAACGGATTTTGCTCAAGCCCATCATTATATGGCCGAAGATGCGGGCGCTTTGGCGGATACTGTTGTGCCGCATGCGGCGCTTAGTTCCTTTCATCAGATTGGCGGAGAAGCTCTCAGAATGGGTACGACAGGCACGCCGGCACGACGCGAAATCATGCCGGGCGATCTTGGATTCTCGGTATTGCAAGGTCCAGGCACCGGTTTTGATCACATTTTGTCAAATTTTGCGCCATATCTTCGGGATTTCCACGGATTTATGGGACCGGGTTCTCCGGTTGGCGGGATATTTCAGAACGGCCCACGGCTCAGCCCATTTACGGACCGTGACGCGTTGCCCAGCATCGCGCCGGTAGGCAGGCGGGGGCGGGGTAATATCTCAGCTGAACAGTTTTCTTCACATTTTCTCGATCCAGCCATGCCGCCGGAGAAGAATTATTCGGAACAGACGGTTGGGGCGGAGAAAAAGATTGATCCGCGGGCATTGCGCGGCGCGCTACAAGAATTGTTGGAGCGGCAGGGGCGATTGCCGCCTTCGGGCGGGGCAGCGTTTGATGGACGGCTGACGCCAGCGTGGCCGGGGCTGCAAATTGCGAATTAAGGTTTGTAATTTATTACGAAAATGTGATGAATTTCGCTGCGCTGAACCCATTCTACGTCCTGCTGTTTAACCCTTATTGAATGAAGTGGTGCTAACGGGTTGGGCATGAGGCGAGTTCTTGGTCTGGGCGTTGCATGTTTATTTTCTGCTCTGCTGGCGGTAGCGGCCGCGTTTTATTGCTATGACGGCATGTATGGCGTTAGCACCGTGTTGCACGGCGGGCCGACACGGTGGCTTACGATGCAGGCCGATGACAAGCGGCTGCCGCTTGAAATTCAGTGGGCGCTTGGCGGAACGCCGCCGGAAGCGACGCCTGGGCCATTTGCATGGCGGAAGATTGAGCCTGGGCTGGAGGTTGCGGAACTGCCGGCGATGGCCGGGGCGCGCCAAGTTGACAGCATATTGCTGACGCGGATCGACACAGGTAAGTTTCGGTTTGTGTTGTGGAGCAGGGCCGCAGGCGATCGTGACCTTGCTGGTTGGATGCGCGCGTTAAAGCCGGTTGTGCTGATTAACGGCAGTTATTTTTCGCCGGGCGGGCGGCCGGATACGCCGTTTTTGAGTGATGGCCGGCTGATTTCATCGCGCAATGACACGCCGGCGCAGGGTGTTTTTGTGGCCGGGCAAAGCGGGGCGGCGGTTGAGGCACTGCCGGACGGCGATTGGGCGCGGGCTTTCCAGGGTGTTGAGACTGCGCTGGCGACGTACCCGCTACTGATTGGGCCGGATGGGTTCAATGCGGGTATTCATGAAAGCCATTGGGTAGCCAACCGGAGTTTCGTGGGGGAGGATGGCCAGGGCCGGATTATTCTGGGTACGACGACCGGGGCGTTTTTCTCTCTCACTCGATTTGCGGAATTTCTCTATTCGGCGCCGTTGGGGTTGAGGCTGGCGTTGAATTTAGATGGCGGGCCGGTGGCGTGCCAGGCGGTGGATACGCCGGAATACCAGCGCCGGTTTTGCGGGGAATGGGAGATACGAGACCGCGGTGGAATGTTTAAAGTTTTGAAAATGTCGAAGGGGAGTTGGATACCGTTGCCTGTTGTGCTTACAGTGTATCTGAAGTGACGACGAGGTAGGCTGAGCCGGTTATGTTTCCTTCACTAGATATAATAGACATTTTGACCTCATGGCCCATTTTGGCTATTCCGGAATTTTTGATTCTGTATGCTTTGTCCAGGTTTGTTGTGATGCTCGGCTTCAGAAAGTCTGGGCTATTCATGTTTCTTTATTTGCTCGATCAAATCGTCATCGTTACCGCTAATCAAGCGGCAGATTAGCTCAGATAGCGAAAAAATGTTGCATTCCAACGCATTGCTCAATCTTGTCACTTTAGGGCCGATCTTTGCTATACCGGTTTCCCTGGCTTTCTATCTGGTTTTTCGGCATTCAATTGGGAAATCTGTACCAGGACTAGCTTTGTTATTTCTCGCTACTCCTGGCGTCTTGCTCGCTTATCTATGGTGGCTTATTTTAGATGATAGTTTTTTATACTATATTTGTTTTAGTATCATTATAATTCCAACCAATGTCGCATCGCCATGTTTTGCGATTTACGCAGTTTTTTTGACTTGTAAAAAAAGCGACGTTGTAAAAATGTCAGACCTACAAAAAAAATACTTAAAATATCGATTGGATGCCTAGGCATCTTTTATGTATATGATCAGATTGTTGTCTTTACACTAATCCAATCTTTGAGAGATTCTTAACATCACAGAGTGAGAAAACATGCAGCCGAGATATGTTGCCGAGTGTTGCGCCGGTAGCCCGGCGGGACGCAGCGGGGATTTCGACGGAACAGTTGATTGCACACCATTCCAGCGCGTCAGTATCCGCTGGTCACCAGCATATGGCGCCGGTTTTGCCGGCCGAGAAAAAAATTGATCAGCGGCAGTTGCGTGGGGCGTTGGATGAGTTGCTGAGCCTGCAGGGGCGGTTGCCGCCTGCCGGTGGGGCGGCGTTTGATGCACGGCTAACGCCAGCGTGGCCTGGGCTGCAACTGCCCGTTTGAGGGGTGACATGAGCCAAGTGATTTTGACCCTGGGTGGCGTGAAATTCCAGGATTTTGAAGTGCCGGAGCAGATCCGCTTCGGCGCCGGGCAGCGCCTGGCAGTGCATGAGCTGATCGGCGGCGGCCGGGTGGTGGATGCGTTGGGGGATGAGGCCGGCGAGGTGGTATTCTCCGGCATATTTTCGGGTGATGACGCGGCCACGCGGGCGCGGGTGCTGGATGCGGCGCGGGCACTGGGGGCGGCGATTCCGCTGGTGTGGGATGGGTTTTACTACACGGTGGTGATTGCGGAATTCGCCGCGGAATACAAGAAGCCTTGGTGGATTCCGTTTGTGCTGCGCTGCGTGGTGGTGGTGGACCCGGCACTAGCCCTGGAAACATTGCTGGCGCCTGTTGGTAATTTGATCAGCGATGATATTTCGGCGGCTGCCGGCTTGCTTTCCCTGGCCGGTTTGCCGGCGGGGAGTCTGGGGGCGGTGACGGCTTCCGGGCTTGCGGCGGCGCAGGCGGCGATCACCGCCGGCATTGCCGGCACCGGCGCGCTTCTGGATGAAAATGTTACGGTCTTGCAAGCGGCACCGGATGCGGTGACGGGCATTGCGGCGCTGGGCCAGGTGACTGCCAATGCAGGGCAACTGGCGGGGCTTGCCGGCATGTCCGGTTATGTAAATCGCGCGGCCACGAATCTGGTGGGTGAATTTTTATGAGCACGCAGGTGATCACCGTGGCTGGCGGCAATTTGTTCAAGCTGGCGGCGGTGTATTTGAATGACGCGACGCAATGGGTGCGGATTGCCCAGGCGAATGGGTTGAGCGACCCGGTGCTGAGCGGGCTGACCACGCTGGTGATTCCGCCGGTGAACCCCAATGCCGGAGGCGGCATTGCCGGTTAGCCTGCCGCGCGTTCAGGTGCTGGTTGGCAATGCGGTTTTGCCCGGCGCGGTGGCGGTTGAGATTGAGCAGGTGGGCTATTTCGCGGCTGACCGGTTTGCTCTCACCATGGCGCTGGATGAAGGGGGCGCCGCCTATTTTGCGTCACTTGGGCTACAGACGGTCAACATTGGCGTGGCGGTCAGCCCGGCTGGGTATGTTGATATGCTGACGGGGCAGATTGACAATATTCGGATTGATCTGTGCGAGCGGATTGCGGTTTTGTGCGGGCGGGATTTGTCGGCACGGTTGATTGATACAGAGATATCCGAGACATTCGCGAACCAGACCGCGAGCCAGATTGCGGCGGCGATTGCGGCGCGGCATGGGTTGACGCCGAATGTAACGCCAACATTAACGCCGGTTGGGCAGTATTATGAGCTGGACCATGCACGCAATGCGCTGGCCGCGAACTCGCGCACCGGCACGGAATGGAAGATGCTTTCGTTCCTGGCGCAGGCCGAGAATTTTGTGCTTTCCGTAGTGGGGAGCACGCTGAATTTTGGCCCGGTGGTGGCTGGGGTTCCGGTGCTGCTGACGCCGGAGGCTTGCATTGCGCTGGATGTTGATATTGCAACGACCATACCGGCGCAAGCAACCGTGAAATCCTGGAACACCCGCAACAAGATGGTGGTGGCGGAGACGGCGGGGGCGGATACGGGCGGGGCCACGACATTGGTTCGGCCGAACCTGACCAGCGCTCAGGCAAATGTTCTGGCAACGAATCATTTATCGGTTCTCATGCAACATGGAACAAGGTTGCGGGCGGTGATTCCGGGGGAAACGGCGCTGACACCCGCGGCGATGATTTTGTTGAGCGGGACGGAGTCAGCGCTGGACCAGGTATATGTGATTGACCGTATCCTCCGCTCGATTGATGCGCGGGAAGGGTTTGTCGAGAGTATTGAGGCTCATGCACTTGCCGGGTAAGGGATACGCTTTTGGATCGATTTTGGAATGAGGTGAAGGCGCGGGCTGGCGGGCTGGATGGGCTGGCAGGTGTTGCGCGGTTTGGGCTGGTTTCCAGTTTTGATCCGGCGGCTTATGCGGCGCGGGTTTTGTTGCAGCCAGAGAATGTGTTGAGCGGCTGGTTGCCGGTTGTCTCGGCCTGGGTGGGCAATGGCTGGGGGCTGGCGGCGCCGTTAACGCCGGGGGACCAGGTGCTGGTGTTGGCGCAGGAGGCGGATGCCGAGCATGGCGTGGTGATGGGCTGCGTGTGGTCGGCGGTGGATAAGCCAGGTGGCGCGCCGAGCGGCGAGCTATGGCTGCAGCATCAATCAGGCAGTTTCATAAAACTGCATAATGACGGGACGATAGCGATGCAGGCGGGAACCGTGAATGTGACAGGCAATTTGGTGGTGAGCGGCAATATATCCGACCAGAACGGCGCGCATGGTACGCTGGCGGCACTGCGCAACGCGCATGACCAGCATATGCATGGGGATGCGCAAGGCGGCTTGACGGGCCTGCCATCGGTGACCGTGTGATGGCCGATCTCGCGCTTCTGTTCGGCGGGGATTTATCCGTGGGGCCGACCGGGGATATTGCGCTGGCGGATGGGCCGAGTTTGACACAGCAACGCGTGTTGCGCCGGCTGCTGACCAATGCGGGCGATTATATCTGGCAATTAACGTATGGCGCGGGGCTTGGCCAGTTTGTGGGGCAGCCGGGCGCGACGGCGGCGATTCAAGCCGTGGCGCGCGCGCAAATGCTGCGGGAAACCGCGGTGGCGGCCAGCCCGGCGCCGGTGATCAGCGCCAGCGCGGGGAGTGACGGGACCGTTTCACTCTCGGTTCAATATGCGGATTCCGCGAGCCAGCAGACAAATTCATTGAATTTTTCAATATAGGGCATCATGCAGTTATCGTTACAGAATTTCTCCACGCTGGTGGAGGGCATGGCGGCTGCCGTGCAGGGTGCGGCGAGCAGTCTGCTTGATCTTACGGTCGGCTCGGTGCTGCGGGCGATGCTGGAGGCGAATGCATCTCTGGCATTGTGGCTGCAATGGCTCATCGTGCAGGTGCTGGCGACCACCCGGCTGGCAACGAGCACGGGGCCGGATTGCGATAGTTTCGGCGCGGATTTCGGCTTTGCGCGGCTGCCGGCGGTGGCGGCGGTTGGCCAGGTGAGTTTTTCGCGGTTCACGCCCAGTGTCGCGGCGTTTATTCCGGTGGGCACTGTTGTTTCCATTGCCGCGAATGCGCGGAGCTTTGCCGTGACGGCGGATGCCACGAACCCGGCCTATGGCGCCACGCCGGCCGGTTACACTCTGGCGGCCGGCGTGGCGAGCGTGACGGTGCCGGTGGAAGCGAATCTTGCAGGCAGCGCCGGGAATGTTCAGCCCGGTGCGATTGCGGTGGTGGGCTCGGCACTGGCGGGGGTTGATACGGTGACAAATGCCCTGGCGTTGACCGGCGGGCTGGATGCGGAAAGTGACGCGGCGTTCCGGGCGCGGTTTGGCAATTATCTGGCAAGCCTATCTCGGGCGACGGATGTGGCGATTGGCGCCGCGGTGGCCGGGGTGCGCCAGGGGCTGAGCTTTGTGATCAGCGAGAATATCGACCAGGCTGGTGCCGTGCAGATGGGGCATTTTGTGGTGACGGTGGATGATGGCTCCGGCACGCCGCCGGCTTCGCTGCTGGCTACCGTGTGGCAGGCGGTGGATGCCGTGCGGCCGGTTGGCTCCAGCTTCGCCGTGCAAGGTCCGGTGGTGGCACCGGCGAATATTTCCTTAACCGTAACAACATTGCCTGGTGTCTCGCATCAAACCGTGGTGGGCGTGGTGGCGGCGGCGATTGAGGGTTACATCGCGTCGCTCGGCGTTGCGGATACGTTGAACTACACGCGGTTGGCGCAGCTTGCCTATGCGGCCTCCGGTTCCGTGGGCAATGTTTCAACGGTTCTGCTGAATGGCGGCACGGCGGATCTGGTGCCGCCTTTGTTCGGCGTGGTGCGCGCCGGCACCGTAACGGTGTCCTGACCATGACAGGCGACGTGGCGGATCTGGTGGCGCGGTTCAAATCCGTGCTGCCGGCGCGTTGGTTTGGTGATACCACGCCCATTCTGGACGCGGTGGTGACGGGTCTGGCGACCGCATGGAGCAGCTTATATGGGCTATTGGCGGCTGTGAAGGCGCAGGCGCGCATCGCCACGGCATCGGGCAAATTTCTGGACATCACCGCGACGGATTATTTTGGCAACAGCCTGCCGCGCCGGGCGGGGGAGGCGGATGCCGCGTTCAGTGCCCGCATCCGCGCCAACCTGGTTCTGCCGCGCGCGACGCGGGCGGGGCTGGCCTATGCGCTTGAAAACCTCACCGGCAGAACGCCGCTTGTTTTTGAGCCGCTAAACGCCAGCGATACGGGGGGGTATAATGCGGGGTCGCTCGGCTATGGTGCCGCAGGCGCTTATGGCAGCCGCAACCTGCCGTTTCAGTTTTTTGTCACCGCCTACCGGCCGAACACCACGCCGGTAAGCAATGCCGGCGGCTATAATGCAGGCCCCGGCGGCTACAACACCGCGCCGATGTTTTACGCGGATACCGCGCAGGCGCCGGGCGCGGTTGATGACGCGGAAATTTACACGGCGGCGGCTTCGGTTCTGCCGGCGGCCAGCATCGCCTGGATGAATATTTCAAACTGAGGGTTAATCATGGATCGTAGTATCGTCTATCCGGGGAGCATTCCTCTGGATACGGATATTCTTGGGCTGAATCGTAACGCGATGGTCGGCATCGGCGCGCTGACGGCCGCCGTGCTGGGCAGTAACGTGGTGGTGGATGGCTTGGCCTGCACGCCAACGTCACCAGCCTCGCTCACCGTGAACATCGGGCCGGGGAGCATCACGCAGCTTTCGCCGCTGGATGCCACAGCCTATGGCTCCCTGGCCGCGGATGTGGCGGATGAGCTGGTGAAAACCGGGATCAACCTGGCCTCCACCAGCTTCACGCTCTCGGCGCCGGCGAATTCCGGACAATCGGTCAATTACCTGGTCGAGGCGGCGTTTGATGAATCGGACACCTCGCCGGTGGTGCTGCCCTATGTGAATGCGGCCAACCCCGCCCAGCCTTATTCCGGGCCGGGGAATTCCGGCACCGCGCAGAACACGCAGCGCATTCAGCGCGTGCAGTTGCAGTTGAAGCCAGGGGCGGCGGCCAATGCGGGGGCGCAGAGCACGCCGGTGGTGGATGCAGGCTGGGTAGGGCTTTACGTCATCACCGTGAATTTTGGGCAGACGGCGATTACGGCATCCGAGATTATTACGCTGCCGGGGGCACCGTTCCTGAATTATAAACTGCCCGCGCTGCGGCCTGGGTTTGCATCGATGCAGGCATTCACCTCCTCCGGTATTTTTGTGGTGCCGAATGGGGTGAGCATGGCGCGGGTGACGGTGATCGGCGGCGGCGGGTCCGGCGGGTACCACAGCACCATGCCCAGCGGCGGTGGCGGCGCTGGCGGCCAGGCGGTGGGCACGGTGACCGGGCTGACGCCGGGGCAGAGCATTGCGGTGACCGTGGGTGCCGGGGGTGCGGTGCCGGGCAGCCCGCAGCCGGGGAATAACGGCGGTACGTCCAGCTTCGGGGCCTATATGTCCGCCACGGGCGGTACGGGTGGCAATGGCGGCACGGCCGCGCAATTCGCGCTGGCGGGTGGCGCCGGCGGCGTTGGCGTGGGCGGGCAGGTGAACCGCGGCGGCTCCTATGGCGGGGATTGCATCGTTGTGGCGTCCCGCGGTGGGGATGGCGGCGGGCCAGGCAATGGCCGCGCCTCCAGCGGGCCGATTCCGGGGTTGAACGCCATTGGCTATGGCGGCGGCGGCGGCGGCGGCGGGCTGAGCGTGGGCGGCACGGCCGTGGGCTACCCCGGCGGGGCCGGAGCGCCAGGCATTGTGATTGTTGAATATTGAAGGGAGCGACGTTATGACCACGCCTGTGAGCCATTTATGGCGCCCCTCCAACGCGCGCTATGTGCAGATTGACGGGTTTGTCCCCACCCCGCGCGGCCCGCAGATTCCGCCCGCCACGGCGCTGAAATGGCCGGCGAAAGACCCTGGCGACACGCTGGATTACGTGTTCGATGTTGCCCCCGCTTTCACGGCCAACCCGGGGGATTCGATTGCGACGCTGGATGTGGCGATCAGCCCCGGCAACCCGGGGGATGTCACGCTCGTATCGGCAAGCGCCGATGGCGCGCGGGCGGTGCTGTGGCTGACAGGCGGTCAGCCGCTGACAACCTATACTGTAAGCGTAACGATCACCACGGCGGGCGGGCGCACGCTGGCGCGCAGCATCGCGCTGCCGGTTGTCGCACTTGCCAGCGTTCCCGCACCGGCCTCGGCCCTGACCACGCCGAGCGGCCAGGCGCTGACAGACCCCACAGGCACGCCACTGACGACAGATTGAGGTTTTAATCCATGCCGACAATCGGACAATTACCGGCCGCGAACTCCGTGGCGGATAGCGATGAAGTGCCCATTTTCCAGAACGGGCAAACGCTGGCGGCAACGCGCGCGCAGGTGCTGGCGGGGCTGCAGACGGCGCTGAGCCTGCCGCAGAACACGCTGCTGGGTGGTGTGGGGCCGGGCACGGCGCCGCCGGTGCCGGTCACGATTGGCGCGAATCTTTCCATGGCCGGCGGCACGCTTTCCGCCAGCGCCGCGCCGTTTGAAATTCCGGCGCTGCCGGCGGGCACCACGCCGGGGAGTGCGGATATTGTTCCCATCGGCCAGGGTGGCGGCAATGCGGCGGTTAGCTATGCCAATTTCATGGCGGGCATGGGCGGCATCTCCGGCCTGCCGGGCGGCGCGCTGACCGCCAAGGCAACGGGTGCCAGCACGGCGCGCACCCTTGCCGCGCTGGCGGCGAATGCGGTTTCCATCGAGGATTTCGGCGCTGTCGGGGATGGCGTGACGGATGACAGCGCGGCATTGCTCGCCGCCATGGCCGCCGGCAATCCGGTGCGGCTCGGCGCCAAAACCTACGCCATTGCCGGGGAATGCGATATTTCAGCCGCCGCCTGCACGCTGCTGGGTGTTCCCGGACTCACGGTGGTGACGCGCCCGGCACAGTCAAAACTCGGCACCGCCGCGACGGCGGCGTGGATCAGCATCTCATCCGCGACCGTTTTCATCGACGGGATTATATTCGATGCGAATGCCGCCATCACCACGGATACCAATGCGGTTGCCATCCAGCCATCCTGCACGAAATCCATCCTCACGCGCTGCCTGTTCCGCAATGCCAAGGGGCCGAATAATGGCTCCGGCCTGATTTATATCGCGAGCGATCCGGCGACGACCCAGCACCATGTTGATGATTGCGAATTCACCGGCAATGCCGCGCACGGGATTTTCATTCAGGCGACGGATGCCTTCAGCATTACCAACAGCCGGGCGCATGACAATAGCGGCAACGGCATTCACGCGGATAGCCAGGACCCGGCCTTCGTGCTGAAAATCCGTGAGCTGCATGTTGTTGGCAACACCTGCTGGAACAATAATTGCGGCATTCTCGTTGGCAATTTCAACAGCACGAATAATGGCGCCTTCGTTTACGGCAACGCCAACCCGGATATTTTGGCGGCGGTCATTGCCGCGAACAATACATATTCCAACCGGGAATATGGTATTTTCATTTCCGGGCGGAACATATTGGTCAGCGGCAATCTCTGCACCAATAACAGCACCACGGGTGGCGGTGGTGCCGGCATTCTCTGCGATACCGGCTACTGCAAGGTCAGCGGCAATATGGTCAGCGGCGCCTCGGCCTTCGGGATTGACTGTGGCGGGTCGATTTATACCGAGGTCAGCAATAACTATGTGAACGGTGCCGCCTACGGGATTAACATCGGCGGTGGCCAGTATTGCACGGCGCGGGATAATTTCGTTCAGGATTGCACGGTTATCGGGATCGATGTGCAGAATGTGGAATCCAACGGGCGCGGCAATGATTTTAACCTGGCCTGCAACGGGGTTTCAATCATCGGCAACTGGGTTTCCTATAGCGGTGAGGTGTTCGGGATTCTGGTGCGCGACGCGGCGCAGAATATTCTGATCGCCGATAACGTGATTCTGGCGGAGCCGGGGGCGGATATGTCCCGCGCGATTTCCGCTTATACTGATACCGTGACGATCCGTGGCAACGTATTGAATTTCACCACGCGTTGGCTGGTGAACCCGACATTGGTGAACGGTGTTTACACGCTGGTGGTGCCGGATGCCGCGGATGCGGTGAGCATTTCGCAATCCACCGCACCCATTGCCAGCATCATCACATCACAGGCGCAGGCGGTGGCCGGCCAGATTGCCTATGTGAAGGTGGTGAACGGCGGCAGCGGATATACCACGGCATCCATCAGTTTTTCCGGCACCGGCTCCGGCTCCACGGCGCAGGTGTGGCTCTCCGGCGGTGCGGTGATCGGCGTGCAGATCACTGGCTGGGGCTCCGGCTACGGGCCTGGCACCACGGCGACGATTTCCGGGAACGGCACCGGCGCGACCGTGAGCGTGCAGGTTGGCTTGCCGGTGTGGCAGCACAAGGAAATTGCGATTGACTGCATCGCCGCCGTGACCTTCGCGGCGGCGGGAAGTGCGCCCGCGCAATCCAACTGGACAGGCGCGCCGATCACGGTGCCGGCGGGTGCGAGCATCGACTGGATCGGCAATGCGGGCGGCTGGCGTGCCGCACGGTTTTCGCAGAGCGACTACGTGTCACCCAATGGTGACGGTAGCGTTACGTTACGAACACGCAGCGGTGATATTTCGCTGCATCCGGCGGGTAGCGGCGTGGTGCGGCTGTTGTCCGATGCTGAATCAACCGGTGCCGTGGAACTGATCGGGCGCGGCTCGCCGTTGAACAATGTCTCCGCCCCGCCGGGGTCCACCTACCGCAACCTCAATGGCGGGGTTGGCGGCACGTTCTGGGTGAAGCAGGCGGGTAGCGGGGCGGCCAACTGGGTTGCTGTAGCTTAAGGAGCAGTTAGCATGACAACGATAGCCCAGCTTCCCGCCGCGGCGACGGTGGGGGCCAGTGATCTGCTGGCTTTATCGCAGGCCGGATTGCTGTATTCCGTGAGTGTTTCGCAGTTGACGGCCAATTTGCAGCCGCTGTTGACTGTGCCGACAGGTGATCTGCTGGGCCGCAACAGCGCCGGTGCGGGCGCGCCGGAGGCGGTGGCGCTTGGCGCCGGCCTTGCGCTGACAGCGGGCATTTTAAGCGCCGATGGCGCCGACCATGCCGGGTTTGCCGTGCAGACGGCGATGTCCCTTGGTGATGATCTGGTGATCAGCAGCGCCGGCGCGCCTGGCTTGCTGCCGGTGACGGCCCTGCGCGGGCTGTTCAGCGCCGGTAGCGGCGTTGCCATCGATGCAAACGGGGTCGTGGCCGTCACCGCCTCCGCCATTGCCGGTCCGGCGGGTCCGCAAGGCCCTGCTGGCCCAACCGGCCCAGCCGGGCCGCAAGGCCCGGCCGGTGCCACCGGCGCCGGGCTTGTGGCCCCTGCCGCCGGCAACTCCGCAAGCTCGATCGGTGCGACGGATTACGTGGCCATCTGGCAGAATGGCGCCAATGCCTGGATGCCGTATGGGCAGTTTCTTGGCGGCCAGACCATCAACCAGCTTCCCGCCGCCGGCCCCGCCGCGGATAGTGATGAGCTGCTGGTGGCGCAGGGCTCCAACTCGCTCAGCGTGCAGAGTTTTGGCTCGGTATGGACCTACGTGCAGGCGAAGCTGCCGAGCTTCAAAGCCGGGGTTGTGGAGCTGACAGGCAACACGGTGCTGGATGGCACCAGCCATAACAACCGGATTCTGGTCGCCAGCGCGCCGCTGACGCTGACCGCGAATTTCGCGAATATGGGCTCCGGGTTTGCCTGCACGCTGATCAATCTCAGCGCCGGTTCCATCACCATGGGGACCGGCATTTCCTCCGGCTCGGGCGGCACATCCCTGCCACCAGGTGCGGCGGCGGATCTTGTGGCGTTCAGCTATTCCGGCGGATCCCTGGTGTGGTGGAGCGGGATTATCCCGAATGCGCCGACGCTGACGGTCGGCTCAATTCCGGCGCCGGCGCCGAATACGGCGTTCAATGTTACTGGCGGCGTGTTCAATGATGCGCCGACGGCGCTGGATTATTCCACCGATGGCGGTGCCACCTGGCATGTGGCGAGCAGCCCGGTGATTACCGCCAACGCCTATAGCTTTACGCTGCCGGGCCTGGCGGGCGGTACGTATGCGGTGCGCGTGCGGGACCACGCCAACACGGCGGTTGTTGGTGTTTCCAACAGTTTCACCGTGGTGCCGCCCGCCGTTACCATTGACGCGCTGCCGGCGAGTGCCGTGCTGGGCGCCACGCTGGCGGTGAGCGGCACGGTTTCTCCCGGCAATGCGGCCGTGGTGGTTGGTATCTCCAACAGCGCAACGGTGGCGCCCGCAAGTTGGGTGAACGCGGCGGTGGCGAATGGCGCATGGAGTGCGACTCTCACGCCAGGTGCCACCGGGACGATTTACATCTGGGCGGAACAATCCTCCGCCAGTTTGGTGCAGGCGGTTTCAGCCGCGCTCAGCGTGGTTGCGGCGTCCCTTGCCATTAGCGCGCCGGCCACCGGCACGGCGCAGACGGCGCTCACCATCTCCGGCGCCGTCAGCCCGGCGGCGGATGCGGTGAATGTGCAGCTCAGCACGCAAAACACAACCGCGCCGTCTTCCGGCTGGTCCGTGGCGGTGACTACGGCGGGCAGCTATGCACTCTCCCTAACGCCGTCGGCGGCGGGAACGTATTACGCCTGGGCGCAGGACCCGGCGACCGGGCTGACGGCGGTTTCCGCCGCCATTACCATCGCGGCCGCGCCGGCATTGACGTACACCATCAACAATCCCGGCGGGCCGTTCGTGCATGGCGCTGGGACAATTCTCATCAACGGCGGGCTTTCGGCCGGGCAGACGGCATCCACGCAGATCGCGCTTTCAACCTCCAACACAGTGGCGCCGGCATCAGGGTGGGAGACGGCGTATTCCTTCTCCAACAATACCGTCTGGGGGGTGTATTACACGATGCCGGCGGCGGCTGGTAATTACTACGTGTGGGTGGAGAGCACGACCGGGCTTGGCCAGACCGTGAGCAGCTTTACCATCACGGTGACTTAAAATGACGTTTCTGGTCACCACGCCTGGCGCGCCGCTGCTGATCGGCCAGAACGCGCGCGCGTTGATTGCGGCTTTGCCCGCCGGTGCCACGCCGCCCGCGGGCGTATTTTCCGGCCCGTATCCATCCGCGATTTCCGGGCTTTCCGGCTGGTGGGATGCCGGGCTGTTGAGCGGGCTGCTGGATGTGAATGGCGCGCCCGCGGTGGCGGCGAATGCGGTTGTCAGCGCCGTGGCTGACAAATCCGGCGGTGGCAAGACGCTGCTACCATACCACATCGCGGGGGATACATCCCCGGCGGCCAGTTTGGCCGTGCCGCGCGTGAATGGGTATTTGGGCGCCGTGGGCGCGCCGGATGCGAGCATTGTGACTTATGGGCCGAGCCTGGACCCGGATTGGGGCCTGGCGCATTCAGGTTTCGAGCTGGGGGCGAATGCGGCGTGGACGCGCTATTTGGTGTGGACGCGACCGAATTTACGGCAGGGCACGTATTACGTGAATGCGTCGCCGATTCCGCTGCTGCATTGCGTGGCTTCCGGGACCACGATTCTGCAGGCGGATAGCGTTGGCGGGAACCTGACATTGTTTCCCGGCACGGCGAGCCAGATTGTGCTGTCAACAACCCTGGCGCGGCGGCATACCCATGCGGTGATTCTACGCAATACGCCAGGCGTGGGCGTGGATGTGTGGCTGGATGGCGCGCAGGTAGCGGGCGCAGTGGCGAACCCGCTTGCCGCCAGCGCCAATGCGCAGGTTTTGTATTTGCATGACGGGTCGATTCAAGGTTCCGCGCAATGCTGGTTTCATGAGGCGGCGAATTGGGAGCGCGCGCTGAGTGCCGCCGATATTGCCACGCTGATTGCAGCCCAGGCGCGCTGGGTGCTCGGGGCGCGCAAGGGCGTGAGTCTTCTGGTGATGGGCCAGTCCAACGCCGCATGGTTTCTCAACGCCGGCGGGCTGTTGGCTATGTCCCAAGGTATTGCCTGGTACCTTGGGGCGGCGGCCTATTCGGTGACGGCGGCGCAGGCGGGCGGGTATCTTTCACCGTCGCGGTATTCGGTCATTTCCGGCCACCCGATTTCCAATTCCTCGCTCCCGCTATTTCCGCCGGGGGCTGGCAATGGCACGTTCCTCACCAACCCTGGCGACGGGTCGGACCCATCCACCTGGTCCGGCGGGCCGGATTTCGCGGCGCTGAGCGCTTACCTCACCGGTTCGTCGGAAGTCGTTTCGGCGGTGGATGAGGCGGATATTGCGTTTATCGTCTGGCCCTGGACCGAACAGGACAGCACGATGCCCTACGCCAACAAGGCGTTGTATAAAGGGACGGTTCTGCGGCTGCTATCACTCACGCGTGCCTTGCTCGGGCGTAGTGCGGCGTCCCTGCCGCTGCTGGCGTGGAATGCGATTCCATATGAGACGAATGATGGGGTGCAGATGGTGCGGGAATCCATTGCTGACCTGGCCGCCGTTGCCGCAAACAACATCATCGTGTTTGCGGCGCAGACAGCGGATTCCAACCCGCTGAACTCGGCTTACGACCCCTCCACCGGCTTGTTTTCCGGCGGTGATCCGCAGCACCGGGACCAGCCGGATTTGCTGCGCTATGGCCGCATTGGCGCCCATGCCGCCGGCCGCGCGGCGGTGGCTTTGGGGTTGAGCGATTCCATCCCCGCCACGGGCCTGCCGGCAACTGGCCTGCCGGTGCAAGGTGGCCCGCGAATCACGCATGTGTACCGCGCCTCCAATACCAGCATTATTCTCACCATCGCGCATGATTCCGGGAATGATCTGCTGCTGCCGTTGCAGGCCGCGAATGGTGCTGGTTTTGCGGTGATGGATGGCGGCAGTGTTGCCGCACCCGGTAATATCATTGCCGCAACGACCGCAAGCCGGGTTGATGCGACACATGTTGCCGTCACGCTGGCTTCCGCCATCACCAGCCCATCCGCCAGCGCATTGTTTTTCTACCCCTATGGTAGCACGCAGATTGGCCGCGGTGATGCGGTGACGGATAACGCATCCCTCATCACCCCACCCACGAACTGGAACATCGGCAACGATCTCGGCAGCGCCTGGGCCATCAACATGCCGCTGCAAGCCACGGCTTACCCGATACCTCTTTCCGATAGCCCCTGATTGAAGAAAGGCTTGCTTATGGATCAGGACTCCGTGGCCGTTCTGCGGGCGGACATTGCCGCTTTGCGCGGTGATTTTGCCGCTATCCGCCAGGACCTTGGCGTGCTGGACGCCAGAACCGACGCGCTGGAAAACTGGCGCGAGCGATACCTGGCGCAGGATGACCAGGTAGTGAGCAAGTTGTTTACGAAAGTGGATGAGCTTGTCGCGGGTTTGAGCGAAATGCGGGCGGATTTATCGCGCATCCGCGGGGAGCGCGATGCCGAACGCCGCATGACGATCACCGTCGTCAGCCTGCTCTCCGCGTTATGCGGCGGCCTGGCGACGAATTTTTTGCATTTTCCGGGACATTAGCGATGGATCATTTTGCGCGTTGCTTTGCCTTCACTTTGGGGGCGGAGGGCGGTTATTCGAACAACGCGGCCGACCCCGGCAACTGGACCGGCGGCGCGGTGGGCAATGGCGAATTGCGCGGCACCAAATTCGGCATCAGCGCGAGTGCCTATCCACAGCTCGATATTGCGAATCTAACGCAAGGTGAGGCCGAGGCGATTTACCGGCGCGATTACTGGGCGGCGTTGCGGGGCGATGATTTGCCGCTACCCATCGCCCTGGTGGCGTTTGACGCGGCGGTGAATGCAGGCGTGCGCCGCGCGGTTTCCTGGCTGCAACTCGCGGTGGGCGCGCTGGTTGACGGCGTGTTAGGACCGGAAACCCTGGCCGCGCTGAATGCCGGTGATGCGGCGGCACTGGCGCGTGAGGCGCTGGTGCGCCGGCTGGAATTTTCCACGCATCTTTCCACCTGGGCGAGCTTCAGCCTCGGCTGGTCGCGCCGGATTATCGCGCTGGCCGGTGAGATTTCCGCATGACCTGGCTTACGGGGTTGCTGAGCGATGGCCATGGCCAGCCCGATGAACAGGCGCTGATTTCACTGATTGGCGCCGTGGTTTTCTTTGGCCTTGAAATCTTTTCGGTGGTCGTTCACGGCCAGAATTTTGACCCGCTCAGCTTCGGTGCCGGTGTCGGCACGCTGATGGGTGCCACTTCCGCCGGCTTTGGCCTGCGGACTCGTTTATCCAATGATCCAGGAGGCAATAATGCCGGCAATAATCCTTAAGTTTTTAACGCCGCTGGCGCCGTATCTGGCGGCGGCCGCCGTGCTGCTTGGCGGGTTTCTTTATGTCGAGCATCTGCGTAACGATCTGGCATACGCCAATGCCGCGAATGCGGCACTCGCCCAGACCAACCAGGCGAACGCGGCCGCCATCGTCAGCTACCAGGCGCAGCAGCAAAAATGGAATGCGGCGCTTGACGCGCTGGATGCGCAAAGCCTGCAAACCGCCAACGCCACCGGACAGATTCTCGGCAACATCGCGGCACAGCCCGCCAGCGCCGATGCGCCAGTGGCCCCCGTGCTTGCCGGCTCGCTCGCGGATATCGCCAAACTGCAAGGCCAGACCAAATGAAATTTTTGCTTCTGTTCCTGCTGCTCGCCGGCTGCGCGGCGCCGGCGCCGGTGACGAAAATTGTCACGGTCACGCCAAGCCTTCCCAGCAGCCTGCTGCACTGCGCGCCGGCGCCCGAAGTGCCGGCCGCTGTCAGCCAATCCGTTGTCGCGAAATACATCGTCACCCTGTGGCAGGCCGGGGAGGATTGCCGTGCGCATGTTCAGGCCATCAGCCAGTTGTTCAACAAATAA